TGTCCTGAAAAATATAAAACGAGTCTACCTGATATTAACAAGGAGTTATTATCGATCAAAGGAGAGCTAAAAGATAAAGAAGCTAAAATTTCATTAGCTAAATTTCTTAGGGCTAATTTAGGTTTTACTACGGAACTCATATCTGGGATTAAGCTTGCTCCATACCAAGAAATAACCCTAAAGGGTATGATGAACAGAAACTTTAGTATGTGCGTCTGGGGTCGTGGTTGTGGTAAAACTTTCATAGCTTCAGTCTTTTGTTTTTTGCAATGTGTATTTAATCCGGGAACAAAAATACTTGTGGCTGGCCCGACATTCCGTACCGCTAGATTCATATTTAACAATATTGAAAAGCTAGTGGAATCGAAAGGTGCGGAGCTTTTGGCTCAAGCGTTTGGAGCAAAAGCGAAAAGAAATGACCAATTCGAATGGCAAATTAACGGAGGCTCTATAACGGCCATACCTCTTAACGGAGAAAAAATTCGTGGTTTTCGTGCAAATATACTCGTGCTTGATGAGTTTCTTTTGTTGCCTGAAGACATCATTAAAACAGTCCTAATGCCGTTCTTGGTTGCCCCACAAAACATGAAAGAGCGTATTGAGATACGCGAAATGGAAGACAAGTTAATTAAAGCAGGGGCAATGACCGAAAGCGAAAGAATGGTTTTCGAAAACGATAGTAAAATGATAGCTTTATCTTCAGCGAGCTATACATTTGAAAATCTTTATAAAACCTATAAGGAGTGGATAGAGCATATAGAAAGCGAAGAAATAAAAGAAAGCAAGTATTTCATTTCACAGCTTGGATTCGAAGCTCTCCCTGATCACATGATAGACCAAACGGTAATTGAGGAAGCTCAAAACGGTGGCCAAAGCCACTCTTCTTTTCAGCGGGAGTACTGTGCTCTGTTTTCGGATGGGAGCGACTCCTACTTTAGTGCAAAAAAAATGCACGATTGTACAGTAGTCGATGGCCAAGAACCAACTACCCTCGTAAGAGGCAACAAGGGTGAGAAATACATACTTGGGATTGACCCAAGTTTTAGTAATAGTCCTACCTCTGATTATTTCGCAATGTCTCTTCTGGAGATCGATACCGAGACTAGAACAGGCGTGTTGGTGCATTCATACGCTGTGGCTGGAGGAGACCTTAAGGATCACATTAAATACCTGAGTTATATAACAAATGCCTTCGATATAGAAATGATATGCATTGATAACGCGGGGTATCAGTTTATAGATGGCTGTAATGAGTCTGAGCTCTTCAAGGATCGAGAAATTAACTTCTTTGATTTTAATAGTGACGCAGAGGGAAACGAATACACAAATCAACTTAAGGCAGCAAAGAGACAGTACAACAAAATTGCTGGGACAATTTGCTTCAAACAGGTTTTCTCCTCTAATTGGATAAGAAAGGCTAACGAACATCTACAAGCTGCGATAGATCATAAGAAAATATGGTTTGCTTCGAAGACCACCGCTAACGAAAAGGCATTCAACAAACAAAGTAATTATAGGGTTAATCTAGATCATTCAGCCAGCGAATCGGTCCTAGACCTTATAGAACAGCAAGATAACCATGTCTACCAAACCAAGCGTCAGTGCGCTCTAGTAGAAGTGAAGACGACCCCAAGGGGAACCCAGACATTTGACTTGCCACAGCATTTAAAAAGGAGTACTTCTCAGCACAGGGCTAGAAAAGATAACTATACTACGTTAATGTTGGCTTGTTGGGCAACGAGATGCTATTTTGATATGGCGGACGTTCAGGAAACATCCCATCAAACTTTCTCACCGATAATGATAGATTAGTGTGTAATTTTAACTGTTATTTATGAATAAAGAAGAAGGCACTCCGAAGAAGGCAAAAACTGTCCGAAAGAGGAACATCGAGCCCATGATGGTTAGTGAGGCTGCTGAGACTCGAACAAGAAGGAACAAGTCTGCCAGCATAGAGAGAACCGACAGATTTTCAAATATCTCAGACGGTCTCGTACCCTTTAACTATTCTAAGAGTACCTCCAATTACTCAGGGATGGATGTAAAGGACGCGGTAATACTATGTCAAAAAGCTTATTACAATTTCGCTATATTCAGGACCACGATTGATCTAATGACGGAGTTTACCGTTGGTGACGTTTTCCTCACAGACGGCAATAAAAAATCAAGAAACTTTTTTAATGCTTACTTCGATAAGATCGGCTTGTGGACCCTTCAGGACAAGTTCTTCAGGGAATACTACAGAAGTGGAAATGTATTTGTATATAGGTTTGACTCTAAAATACAGCAGAAGGACATAAGAAGAATTGCTCAAACTTTTGGTGCGGAGAGCAAAGACATGATGCTCCCTTCACGCTACATAATTCTCAACCCAGCCGATGTGCAAGCCAAAGGTAATATCACTTTTCAGGAGAATAAATATTACAAGGTTCTTTCTGATTACGAGCTAGAAAGACTGAGAAACCCGAAGACAGAAGAAGACGAAGAGGTATTTAAAAATCTACCTAGCGACATTAGGAAGGAAGTGAAGAGTAGAAGGACTCCTTATCTGACCATGCCTTTGGACAGCGAAAAGATGTACGCTGTTTTCTACAAGAAGCAAGATTATGAGCCACTTGCTGTGCCTATGGGATTTCCAGTGCTTGAAGATTTGAACTGGAAACAAGAAATGAAGAAAATGGACATGGCTATGACTAGGACAACTAATCAAGCCATACTTCTTGTTACAATGGGTGACGAGCCTGAAAAGGGAGGAGTTAACCAGAAGAATATTGAGGCCATGCAAAAACTTTTCACAAATCAGTCCGTAGGCAGGGTTCTTATCGCTGATTATACTACGAAGGCTCAATTTGTTATCCCCGACATCGCCCAGCTTCTTGATCCTAAGAAGTACGAGACCGTTAATAAGGATATCCAAATCGGATTAAACAACATCTTGCTTGGTGCTGGTGAAAGGTTTGCGAACCAGACAGCTAAAGCGGAAATGTTTCTTGGTAGGTTGAAGCAAGCCCAGCGAGCTTTCCTCAATGACTTTTTGATCCCCGAAATCAAAAGAATTTCTAAAGAGCTTGGATTACAAGCTCCACCTACTCCTCAGTTTGATGAGATCACTTTGCGTGACCCGACTAACATGGCGAGGATTTATAGCAGGATGGTTGAAATAGGTATTCTTACTCCAGAGGAAGGTATGGAAGCACTTAAGAGTGGTAGACTTCCAGATGTCGAAGATTCGATAGATAATCACGAAGAATTCCTCAAGCTCAAAAAGAAGGGTCTATATGAGCCTATGGTTGGGGGACCTAACACCCAAAAAGAACTTGCTGATAAGCAGTTAGATCATCAAGTCAAAATCGAAGACAAAAAAGCAAAAGAACAGGCCAAAATTCAAAAACAAAAAATAAGCGAACCCAGTGGCAGACCCGCTGGAACGGGGACGCCACAGAGTACCCAAAATGTTTCTCCTGTTGGCGAAGGCCCTCAGAGTAGAGTATCGAATCCGCCTGTAGTCGCTGGTGATGATTACAACTATAGTATGAAGAAGGTAAGGGAAAATATGCTTCTCAGCCAAAAGCTTAATACTAAGGTCGTTTCGTCGCTAAAGCGTAAGCACAAACTAAAAGAGCTAAGTGAGAAGCAGTTAGCGGTAGCAGACACCATCACGAGCATCGTCATGAGTAATGAAGAGCCAAAGGATTGGATTAAAGAATCGAAGAACTACATAGATAAGCCATTGGATAAAAACCAAGAGCGTGTCAGTAGTGTCCAAGAGGTTGCCCTAGAACATCAGCTAGATGATTTCATGGCTGGAATTTTATATGCGAGCAGGACTTAAACATGGCCAGAAACCGCGTCACTTACCAAGCGCAAGCAGCCTTCGTGGGGCCAGCGATTATAAGCGGGACGGAAAGTAGTCCTGTCCACAAAAATCCAGATACCCTTGAGAGAATACAGTCTCTAGATTACTCGTTCAATATAGATAGGGCGGATATTGCCCAAATGGGAAAACTTGGCTTAGCAGCTAGGCCCATAATATCACAGCCCACGGTAAACATAGACCTAAATTATTATCTGGGAAGTTTTAAAAACGAACAGTTATTCGGGCTCGATTTCAATCACCAATCTGGCGAAGATGGAACCCCTTCTCAAGCTGATAATTTTGAGCAGTCGCTTATCAATAGCTTCACAAATACGGGGGACAGGAATTTAGACAGGAGAAACTTCTATGTGACCGTAATGACCGAAGATGGAATTGATACCCGTGAAGGGTGGTACGAGGGTGTTGTAGATCACAAGTCGGACGTAATAGGAATTAGCAATTGCTTTCTATCAAGGTATACCTCTCAAGTTTCCGTTGGGGGAATTATAGAAAATACTGTTTCGCTGCAAGGAACGGACATTACTCATTTTAAGAATATTAACTTGGGCACTGAAACCATCCCTATGCCCATCATTCATTACAAACAGGTCACGGGGCAGAACACAAAAGATATAACAATCCCGCCCTACCGAGGTAATACTGCTGGTGGTAACACGACAGTATTATCAGCAAAGGATGTAAAGTTCAGCGTAACCGAACTTGTTACTTCTGGGAATATGGGGCTTAGTCTTAAAGACTTAAAAATACAGTCTTATAGTTTGGAGCTAGAGTTACAACGGCAAACGCTACGTGGCATTGGATATAAAATCCCAATTGATTCCCCAATAACAGAACCCGCTCAGGCAACCATTTCTGTAGACGCAATCGTATCTGATTCCCAAGCTGGCAGTCTTGCTAACTTAAGAGCACATAATGACAAATTTGATATATCGATTGATATTCACAGGAATAGGGATTGTCCAGCTACTGGAATAGCGACAGGGGTTACCACCCAACTAGCTAATAGTTACATGCTGAAAGCTTGTCATCTAGAAAGGGCCACCTATAGAGCTACTATAGGAAGCAACAAGATGGTGACTCTTGGTTTTGCCGTTGACCTAGACCAAGAAGACCTAAGTAAAGGTTTGTTTTTAAGTGGTCAAATCAATATTTAGGGGTGTAACACTATTTAGTCATGAAGAATATTGTTAAAAAAGGCTGGGATTGGCTTCTTTATATACTTTGGAGACCAAAAAAAATAGAAGAACACCCCCATAGCCAAGATAATGAAGGAAAGCCCTACCGAGGTTGGGACAACATATAAACAAAAACAGAAGGAAAATATTATGGCAGCAAAAAGTAATGAAGTAAAGCCGGGTTGGAAAACTACGGAATTCTGGTTAACAAGTCTTACAGTTTTGGCATCGCTCCTCTGGGGCGCAGACTTGCTCGATGCAGAAGGTGTCGGCACAGCTAATAAAGTCTTTGGCTTTGTGGTCGCAGCCCTCGGAGCAGTTGGATATACTGTATCTAGAGGCATGGCCAAAGGCAAGTAATGACTTGGCTAACGGCCCTAATTAAAGCCGTTTTAGAGTGGCTAACTGCCGAGGTGAAGAAAGACACTAAGGCTGGTGATGCTACTGATATTCCTAAAGAAACCAAAAGGAGTTGGGCCGACAGAATAAAAGAACAAGAAGCCAAGATGGCTGAACAAAGGAAGAAAGATGAAGAGAATTCTAATTCTAGCTAGTCTAGCCGTTCTCCTAGTTGGGTGCGGGAGCACACGAGTTGTTTTCGTTGATACCGGAGCAGATATGGTCCGTTTAGGACCAGATGTTACAGGGAGGGTATATGTAAATCAAAACGGTTCTTGGGTGCTTTCCAAAAAGAAAGTTAAGCTACCTGAAGGGTGGTACGCAGGGGGGATTCCTAAAGAAGATTAAGTCATATCGTCCTTTTTAGGTGTAAATAAAGTCACTATGAAAATAGTGGCTTTTTTTTGTAGGATTTTAAAATCCGCTTGGGATAAGATAGAAAAGCATTCCGTTGGCCTGTGCTGGATGCTAGGCACACTTTCTGTGTGTTTCGTTTTATTTATATCCCAAGAAATTAGAATCGGGAATAACAGACTGAATCACTTAGTCGAGAAAGCTTCGCTAATCCGAAACATAAAGAACGCTGATAATTACATTCTGAAACAGCACAGAGATATGCTGATGATGGAAAAAGGGCTTCAGGAACAGCACAAGATTCTCATCGAACAAGATCGAGCGATAAAATCTCTTATCGATAAAATAAACAGGTCGAACCCAAAGAACTGGACCAGTAGCCCAAGGGAGGGCATATGAAAAATAAGCCAAGAAAAGAGACTAGGTATTTGTTCTTAGACCAGAATTCGCACTGGTGGTATGTGAGTGATAAAGAAAAAGCGAAGAGCGAGAAGGAAACTAAAATCATATTCGAAAGCAACTGGAAACTGATATTACCTATGGCCACTCTGCTTGGGTTGAGTATTGCTCTTAATATATTTATGGCGATTAGGTTGACTTAAACATGTGTTTCTTTTTGCAACAAGGATTTAGCACGAAATCAATTTTTCGTAAGTTCAAAATTTTCATTTTACTTATAGTAGCTTTCCTATTGCTGCAAGGTTGCTCAATATTTCACCCTGAATATCTAAAGACGGACCCCGATGGCTATTTGGTAAAGCATATGAATGCCTGTGGTCCAGAGGCTCTTGAAAAAGCTTTCTATAGATTATCCCTAAAGGACAAGTCCACTTTACCTCTTGATAGATATCGCTTGAGCAAAGACATACAGGATACAGGAAATGCCTTAAGATATACTCTTTCCCTTATCCATTACGAAGCGATAATCATAACGTTTCCAAGCGAAGTTAAAAAAGTTGCCAAGAAGTACGGGTACGAAATAATTGAAGTAGATAGCTTAGACGAGCTTGATGCCCTCAATGATGTTGCCTTAATTCTTGTATGGGGCGACAGACTAATAAGGGACCAAGCACATTGGCTGGTATACCCTGATGATAAGTGGAGAGTAAAAAGCTTCTTTGGAAGTAAGACTAAAATCTCAGATATTCTAGTTTTCAAAAAAAAATCTGAGCAACCACTGTCAAGGAGGTAGAACCTAGAAGGTTCAGAGAACAGCAGCTACTCAGATGGATGTCCCACAGCTATGGCAAGTATCGAGGCATCGAAGACAGGCTTAGCCTTTAAGACAAAATTAGTGGGAAGTGAGATTTCTGCATTACTCACATAAGGACAATAACACAGTACAGTTCATGTAGTCCCTAGCCTACCACGTTACCCCCTAGCGTTTGGTCTTCGCATTTAGCAACGCAGCAGCACCTTACCCCCGATGTTAGAGGGTTATTCAGTCACACCCTTTGCCCAACCGTCGCCAGACAAAATTGTTAAGTTCTCAAAGATCATTGCGACATTCAGATCGCATAGAGTTACCTTATAGGGAAGTTATTTTCAGGTCAATAGTTTTTTTTGATTTTTTTTGAAGTTTAGGTGGCGGAAAAATTTTTTATAAATTTAATATATCCTGTGTAATAATTAAGAGAAATATTGTCATATGGCAGATAACAAACGTCCACTCAGTTATAGACAGATGGCTAAATACAGCCGTCTATGGGAAATCGCGAAAAAGACAGACGAGGTATCGTCTGTAGAAAACGAGCCACTATCTAAAGAACTGGAGCCAGAACCTGTTGTTGAGTCTGCTACTCTTACTAGTTCTGAGATCGAGCCAATAAAGCCAATTGACCCCGTACCCGCTCCAAAGTCCAAGAAGATTGAGCCAGATCAAAAGGATATAATTGATATCTCTGCTCAAATTGCTGATACGTTAAGACTGAAGGCTAAGGAGTTTAATAGCGACAACGGTACGAACGTAACTTATTCCCAACTAGAAAAAGCTTTCTTAAGAGGAGTGAGCAATCACGAGAAGAAAAATCCGATACTTTGTGCTTTAGCCAGAGTCAACATGTACCTCTCTATGAGGTCAGGTAAACCACAGTACAAAATAGACAGAGAGAAAACTACCTCTGTTAATTTTTTGGACCTTACAGAATATTGGATACCCAACGACGAGTGTTTTGCCAAGGCTAAGGAAGACGCCGACAAGTTCAATCTTAATTACGAGTTTATAAACATACGTGATCTGTATCTAACAGAACACAAAAAACCAATCTGGAACCTATATTAGTGTAAAGGAAACTTAATGAGCACACCCAACAGCGGATACTGGAAGAAACTAGAAATTTCGAATTTAGCTGGCGACGGAACTTTAGTTGCTGCGCCCGGAGCCAATAGAAGAGTCGTACTTGTTGCTGTCACTTGCACAGTAGGCACTGCGATTAAAGAGACCAACACGAGTGGAGATGTTATTATCCATGTGGGAACAGGGATGAATAGATTCCCATCGCCAATTTACGTTACTTCTAACACAGCCGTCTTCGCTGAAGACGTTCACGGAACTGCGGGTAACATATCTGCATTCTACTACATCGAAGCAATGGACACAGTATAATATGAACCCTAAACACAAAACCATTTTTAGTTCCAACATCCGTCCTCTCGTTCAGGAGGATAAGGATAAATATTTAGCGATGGCGAGCCTTATGGATGTTGGCGAGTTCATCCCTGATGTAGACACCAAGAAAAACATAGACTTGCTTCCTGTGGCGTTCAATGCCTGTGTTATTAACAGGGTGAACAAGAATGGAGATGTGATCGATACTTCAACAGCCCTTGAGATTTGTGACTCTTTCATTAACAAGCCAATTAACATCGAACACAACAGGGACAAAGTAGTAGGTGTTATACTTTCTGCTGGGTATAGCGAATTTGGCTCAGATAAAGCTCTTTCCCCAGAGAAGCTTAAGGATACCAAAGCTCCATTCAATATTACTCTAGGGGGTGTCATATGGAAAGTTGTAAACAATAGATTGGCGGATATTATTGAAGAAGCGAGCGATCCTACCAGCGAAAACTATCTTCGGGTTTCCGCGAGTTGGGAGCTTGGTTTTAATGATTACGACTTGGTTATCCTCAACGAAGGTGAAAAAAACATTGAAAACGGTGAATTCGTGACAGCGGAAGACCAGATTGCGGAACTTAAGGATAAGCTTCAGGGGTTCGGTGGAAACGGGAAAACCGATGACGGCAAGATGGTGTATAGGCATGTTATTTCGAATGTCGTACCTCTTGGAATAGGATTAACTGAGAACCCTGCTGCTGACGTAGAAGGGGTGGCCGTTAAAAAAGATGAAAAAAATTTAGAAAAAGAAACTCGGAGTGCTAATATTGAAGAACATGTTGGAAACACGCCAAAAAACGCAAATAAAATTTCACATTGCGAAAATAAGAATGTAAAGAAACCTAGTTCGAGTAAGGCAAACGAGGATAGTTTTATTATGAAGATAAAAAGCGTAAAAGATATAACAGATGAGTCCATGCAGGAGCTTAAAGCCTCTGCTGTTCATGAGTTTATCGAAGAACAACTAAAGCAAGCATCTGAGAAGTTCGCTGAAGAAAAGACCGCTCAAGAAAACGCACAGAAAGAAGCTGACGAAAAACACCAGACCCTTTCCTCAGAGCACAATGCTCTAACGACGGAGATGGAGAAGGTTCAGTCTACCTTGCAGGAACTTCAGGCTGAAAAGACTGAACGTGAAGCGCAAGAGAGATTTAACCAGCGCATGGCCCAATTAGACGAGGAATATGAACTTAACGATAAAGATCGCGAAGTCATGGCCTCCGACATTAAGGACATGGGCGACGAGGATTTTCAAGCTTATCAAGCGAAAATGACGGTTCTTTTGTCAGCGAAAACTCGGAAAGCCATTGAAGCTGTAAAGGCAGAGACAGAAGCCAAAGCGGAAGAAGCGAAAGCTGAAACTGTTGTGGAAGAAGTTAAAGCCAGTACAGATGAATCTGCCAACGAAACGACAGAAGTTGTGGAAGAGGCAATCGACGAAGCGCAGGGTCAATCGCAAGAAGTCCCTGTGAGTATTCCTGCTGAAGAACCGACTACGTATGATAAATACAAGTCTGCCTTTGGTCTGGATCAATTTGAAGTTAAGTAATTTATTAATTAGTTAATAAGGAAAAAATAATTATGCCAAATCTATTACCATTTAGAGACTACGACGAGCATGATGTCATCAACCTTTTTGCGTTTGATGGCACTAGTGTTAACAAGGGAGCCCTTGTTAAAGTCAAGTCTGCGAACGGTTGGGAATCAACTGACGAAATGCAGTTGGGGAACGGTGTGTCTAGCACGGATTACGGGAATACTGTTTCACAACGGTACAACGTTCAAGCTTTGCTGGAGACCGCTGCCTCAGGTGACACTCCTCTCGGTATGCTTCTCTACGATGTTCGTGAGACTGATGAAAACGGCGAGAAGTTGCTGTACAACCCACGTAAAGCTGCGGAGATGCAAGTTGCTATCTCAGGTCAAGCAGTTCCGGTTGCTACAAAAGGCATCTTCTTAGTGGACGGTGTTGACCTCAACCAAAACGCACTAACTCCGGGGGCGATTGCTTACGGCCACAATAGTGGTTGTTTCTCAACTGACCCTCACGGTACTACTGCTGTTGGACATTTCTTGGGAGGCCAAGATTCTAACGGTAACGTGCTAATCAAACTCAACCTGTAATTTAAATAGGAGAAATTTATTATGAAATTAAAGCTTAAGAATACTCCAGAACAGGTAGAGCTTATAAAGCAGATCGGTTCAAAAGACCTCACCAAAGCTGCCGAAGCGCAAGAAGTTTTTGCTGCGTTTCTAGGCCCGGTGATCCAAGAAGTGATCAAGCAAGCTGGAACCCTGTCCGCTATCTATGCTGATAGCGAATACGACGAAGATGATAGCCCAAGCTATCCTCTCGATCTTTATTACGACCAAAACGATGGATACGTTAAGGTCTGGTCACAAAATGTGGCTGGTGGCCTTCCTAGTTCTCTCGTTGAGGGTATGAAAGAGATGAAAATCGCTACCTATCGTCTCGATAGCGCGGTTTCCTTCCTCAAGAAATACGCTCGTCGTGGTCGTCTCGACATTGTGAGCAAAGCCATTGAGCGTATGGCTCAGGAAGTTCTTATTAAACAAGAACGGAATGGGTGGGCTGTTATCATGAAGGCGTTGGCTGAAGCCAGCACCAAGAGTGGTAAAGCTAGTTCCGCTAGTGGTGCTCTTAACCATGTGATTCAGTCCAATACGGATGACGTACTGCAACTGGATGACTTCAACCGTCTCCTCACTCTTCAGCGTAGGCTGTTCACCTCTTTTGCGGGTGGCACTCCTGAAGGTAGCCGTGGTATCACCGACTTGTTCGTGAGCCCGGAAATGATGGAGCAGATTCGTGCGTTCGCGTACCAACCCATGAACACCAGAGCGGGTGTGCTTTCAGGCACTTCTGCTGAAGGTTATGCTGACAGTAGCGTGGCCCTTCCCGACAGCGTTCGGGAGCAAGTGTTCCGTGGTGCTGGCATGGGCGAAATCTACGGTATCTCTCTTCATGAGGTTATCGAGCTTGGAGTCTCTCAGAAGTACAATACTCTGTTCGACGAGTTCGCTGGTTCTGTGACCTATCCTGCCTCTGGCGGTTCTGCCTTTGATGGTGGAGCCTCTGGCGACGAAATCCTTGTTGGTATCGACAGTAGTCGTGATTCCTTCATCCGTCCAGTTGCCCGTCAGCACGAAAGTGGTGGCCAGTGGACTGTGTTGGCTGATGACCAATGGGTTTCTCGTAGTGAGAAAACTGGATTCTACGGTTACCTCGAAGAGGGCCGTGTTTGTATCGACGCCCGTTCGGTTGTCGGTATTGTTGTCTAATCGTGCTTATTACTGCATACTCAAAGGCCCCCGCAAGGGGGCCTTTTTTTGTTGATTTTTTTGGAGCATAAGTATAATAAGAGAGGAACGTTATGACTGACAAAACAAAAGAAACTAAGAATACAGCCAAGAAACGAGGCAGACCGCCTAAAAAGAAGGTCGAAGATATGTCTCAGACTCACGGCAAGGACGATAAGAACTTCACAGCCACTTCCTTAGATCAAATTTGGGGAGACGATGGCAAAAGCAAGTATAATACTTTAGACGAGGAGAAATACGTAAAAGGAGTAAAAGAAATGAGCAAAACAGACCTTCAGGCTCATGCTGCTCAAATAGGTCTAATACCTATAGATAACAGAGAGAATCTTGAGAAGAGGTTGATTAGAGAATTTAAAAGACACGTTAGTTCTTATCAGGCCCCTACTGACCTTATGAAATCTAATAATCCTACCTCAGTTTCAAAAAAGGCGCAAAATA